CCTGATCCGAAAGCACAAGATTGGGCAGAACAGAATGACTGGTTTGGAACCGACCAAGCAATGACGTATGCCGCCTTCGGTATTCACCGAGATCTGGTTGAAGAGGGTCAAGACCCCACCAGTAATGGGTATTACACCGAAGTAGACAAACGTATCCGGGAATATTTCCCGCAGAAGTTTGGTCAAACTGAAATCGTGCAGCAGCGAGTCGCTGGTTCCAGCAGAGGAACTGGTGGTAAGCGTGCTACACGCTCCGTGAAACTTAATCCTTCCCAGGTTGCCATAGCCAAACGCTTAGGTGTGCCGTTGGAAGATTACGCACGTCATGTGGAAAATTAGGAGTTAAATATGTCAGATCGTGACTCCAGGTCTGCCGATTCACGAGAGAAAAGCTCTCGCCGTAAACCATGGCAACCGCCATCTATGTTAGACGCCCCTCAAGCACCTCCAGGATTTCAACATCGCTGGATTCGTGCTGAAGTCCGAGGTCACGATGACAAAGCGAACATGTCAAAACGTGTTCGTGAAGGATTCGAACTCGTAAGAGCAGAGGAATATCCCGATTTCGAAGCTCCTACGGTTGAGGACGGTAAGCATGCAGGCGTAATAGGTGTAGGCGGCTTGGTACTCGCACGTATTCCTGAAGATACTGTCGATGAACGCATGGCCTACTTCCAATCTCAAACGGAAGATCAAATGCGCGGCGTAGATAATGATTACCTGCGAGAAAGTAATCCGGCGATGCCGTTGGGCAATGGGGATGTACAACGAACATCGAAGGTAGAATTTGGGGGTCAGGCTCGTCCTGACAATTCTGAAACCTAATTGGCTTAAAAGAGGTTTGTAATGGCAAACACAAATGCGCCGGATGGGTTCACACCTGCATATAGTCTCTATGGAGGGACGTTAAATGCAACTCGCCTTGAATTAGCTAGTGCTTACGACACCCTCATCTGTAGTGGTGACGTAGTGAAACTTAATTCCGGACGGGTAGAACAAGCTGGAGCAACGGACACCCCTGTGGGGGTTTTTTACGGTGTGCAATACACCGCAACAACCGGTGCTGCAATTTGGTCTAATCAGTGGACCGCAGATACGGCAACGTTAGGAAGTGCCAATGCTATTGCCTATGTATATACAGATCCTGCGATTGTATATGAGGCACAGTTTACGGGCACACCTACTATAGCTGCTGTGGGTGCGAAACATACTTTATCAACAACTGCGGGCAGTACGCTTAATGGGCGTTCAAAAGAAGGCGTCACGACGACGACTTCTTCGGGAATTGCGTTGTGTGTAGGATTTGTTCAAGATCCTAGCAACTCAATTGGTCAGTATGCGCGAGCATTCTTCACCTTCCCGACTAACGTCTTCGCGGTTTAAAGGAGAGTAATAAATGGCTATTAACCGAGCGCAACTCGTAAAAGAGCTTGTTCCGGGCCTGCATGCTCTCTTCGGACTTGAGTATGACAGGTACCCTAATGAGCATGAGGACATCTTCGATACGGAAAACTCGGAACGAGCGTATGAAGAAGAAGTCATGCTTACTGGCTTTGGCGAAGCTCCAGTGAAAGCGGAAGGCACCGCGGTCGTTTACGACACGGCGCAAGAAGCTTGGACGGCACGATATGTCAACGAGACTATCGCAATGGCGTTTTCTCTAACCGAGGAAGCTATTGAGGATAATCTGTATGACACGTTGTCTTCCCGGTATACCCGCGCACTGGCGCGATCCATGGTCCAAACGAAGCAAATCAAGGGAGCAAACATATTAAATAATGCGTTTGCCTCTGGGCTTGGTGGCGATGGCGTCTACCTCTGTAGTGCGTCTCACCCCACTGTTGGCAACGTTAATCTCAGTAATATTCTCAGCACGGCTGCGGATTTGAATGAGACCTCGTTGGAGCAGTCTTTGATTGATATTGCAGGCTTTAAGGATGAGCGAGGACTGAGAATTAATGCTCAGGCCACGCGCATGATTATTCCGTCTGCACTGCAATTCGTTGCAGATCGTCTCTTAGAATCCCCCGGTCGTCCTGGAACGGCGGATAACGATATTAACGCTACACGGAACATGGGAATGGTTCCGCAGGGTTATGCCGTTAACCACTTCTTGACGGACACCGATGCGTGGTTCTTGAAGACGGATGTACCCGATGGTCTGAAGCACTTCGTTCGCACGGCTGTGTCAACGAATATGGAAGGTGACTTTGAAACCGGAAATGTTCGTTACAAAGCTCGTGAGCGTTACAGCTTTGGCTGGAGCGATTGGAGAGGAATCTTCGGTACTCCTGGGGCATAATGAGAAAAAGGGTGGTCTGCGAGGGCCACCCTCTTTTTCAGATTCTGGGAAAAACAGCCCTAGCGACTGACCCAGCAGACGCTTACGAAGACTCTAGGGCAAATCCTTTCGTAAGGAGGTAATGAAGTGGCTCAGACTACTTTTTCAGGTCCGGTTCGATCTCTTGGTGGTTTCATCAGTTCAGGCTCGACGAGTTTCGTTAGCTTGACGGCGGATACCACTCTCACCGCGGCGGCGCATGCAGGTAAGGTATTGCTCTGTAATGACGCCGATGGCGTATTCACGTTGCCTAGCATTGTGACAACCACTCCCGGTGATCCTACAGATCCGGGTCAGCTCAATAACTTGGGAATGTCCTTTACCTTTATTGTCGTAACGGCGGCAACGGATATGGACATTAAGACCGATGGCACCGATAAGTTTCTTGGTATGGTGTATACCGGGATTACCACGGCGGCTACAGGCAAGACGTGGGTTTCTGCGGCTTCTAACGATGTCATTACGCAAAACGGTACCACCCTAGGAGGTGTCGCTGGGAGTTATCTTCGTATAACCGCAATTGCTAGTGCCCAGTATTTTGTTGAAGGAATGTTGCTTGGTTCTGGAACGATTGCCACACCGTTTGCTGACGCATAAGGAGTAGGCCATGGCTGATGCTGTAACAAGTACTACGATTAGTGATGGTACGCATAGGGCCGTAATTCAGCTTACAAATTTAAGTGACGGTACTGGAGAAAGTGCCGTTACGAAAATTGATGTAAGTGGACTGAATTCTCGTGAAGATGGTACAGCGTGTAATGGTGTGTTTATCGATAAAATCCATCATTCCATTGTTGGGTTCACCCAAGTCCAGTTGTTATGGGATGCGACCACTAATACGATAGCTATTGCCTTGGCTCAGGATAGTAATGGGCACATGGACTTTAGTGATTTTGGAGGAATCCAGAACACTTCTGGTTCAGGAAAAACCGGTGATATTGCATTGACAACGGTGGGTGCTTCGAATCTTGATAGCTATGTCATTATTCTTGATTTGCTGAAGCATTACGGCTGATTTATGGCAACATCCGGGACGCGAACGTTTAGTCTTGATGCGGCCACGGCAATTGAAGAGGCGTTTGAGCTTGCAGGCTTAGAACTCCGTACAGGGTACGACGCGCTAGCTGCGCGTCGATCCTTGAATATTCTCTTCGCCGATTGGTCTAATCGAGGTGTGCAGCTCTGGGAAGTTTCCCAGGAGAGTGTGACTGTGACAGAAGGAACAGCCACCTATGCGCTGAACACCTACGACATTGATATTCTTGATGCCATTATTCGGCGTGATATTAGTGGTACGGATACGGATCTTCAGCTAAGTCGTATTGATCGCAATTCGTACATCAATATTCCGAATAAGGCCACTAAGGGGCGACCGACACAGTTTTATGTGGAACGCACCATTACGCCGACTGTGTATCTATGGCCTACGCCTGAGAATTCTACGGACCAATTTATTTCGTACCGATGGACGCGGATTCAAGACATCGATGCAGCGATTAATGACTTTGATCTTCCGGCGCGTTTTCTTCCGTGCATGGTGTTGGGCTTGGCGTCTTCTTTAGCTTTAAAACGCAATCCAGCTAAATTTGCAGTTTTGCAGCCGCTGTATGAAACCGCTTTACAATCAGCCATTCGCTACGATGAAGATCGTTCGTCTGTGCATTTAGTACCGC